CCCATCAGCCGGTTTAATGGCTATCGGCGGTCTGGCTTTATTGACGCTGGATCCTGTACAGGAAGCGATGAAGAGTATTGTAAGCGGTGTCGTAGAGACTGGCAAGTTTATCACCGGTGTCGTGTCGACAATAAACAAGGCATTTACATTTCTTTTTAGCAGCACTGGAACAGATCCTACCGCGGTTGCACCAACAACCGAATCAGGTACGCAGGCAACACCAGCAGCTCCATCAGATACTAGTATATCAGCTGCGGCCGAAACGCCTGATGCACAACCGGCTCCTGTACAAGAGACGCCATCGTTCTTTTCAAGTGTTGCAGCAGGTGCATCAACTGGTGCTGTTGTCGGATCTGTTGTTCCAAGAGTCGGTATGGTTGCAGGTGCAGTTGCCGGTGGTGCAATTGCAGCGGTCAGTCATTTTACCTCAGGTGGATCTACAACGCCGGCAACATCAGGAAGTACATCATCAGGTACTCCACAGGCAACACCGGTTTCATCGGGTACCGAATCTAGTGCAGAACCCGTGGGTGCAGATGCAGGTAGTATTCCTAAGAATAATATCGTTGCTTTAGGAAATTACTTAGTAGGCAAGGGTGCCGAGAGGGGTAAACTAGAACATCCAGCTTTCGGATCTGTAGGTACTCATAGCCAAAACTCACGTCACTATCGTGGGCAGGCTATCGATGTCAACTTCCCAGGACCGAACGAAGGTGCTATTCTTGATTCTCTAGAACCACAGCTACGTGCTGCCGGTTATAATACTATTTGGAGAAAGCCTGGGCACTATACCCACATGCATGTCTCCACGGGCGGACCTGAGGGCGCGGGTGGTGGAACGTACGGTGATTCTGATACACTTATGGGAATGGCAGCAAATGCTGTAAACATGGGTGCCGAGAAGATAGGTGAGTTGTTTGGTATGCTTGGTTCGGCTATCATCAAGCCTGGTGTTCCAAGAGATAAAGAAGATTACTCTAAAGCAATCGCAGCTGCAGCCGTGCAAACCAATACTGAAGCAGCTGTGGCAAAGACTCCTAAGCAGAAACCTACTCCACCTGCACCAAAACCGCCTAATATCAATAGAAGTGATATAGGTGCACCACAAAATCCTGCGACCGCTGCAGACAAAAATAGCGTCTATTATTACCTTAGACGCTTTGGTTTCCAGGAACTGAGTACACCATCTAAGGCGCTACCGGTATAAAAAAGAAGAGGGGAACCTTGCGATCCCCCTCCTCCCCCAATCAATCTTCGGCAGCAAGCTTGCTGAAGAACGCAAGATCATCGTCATCATCATCGACAGCTGGAGCAGCAGCGGCAGTTGGCGCTGGAGCAGCAGCTTGGAAGGTTGGGGCCGGAGCCTTATACTCTTCCTCGTCAAGTTCAACACCACGGACCTTAGCCGGAGCATTCAGGACCAGAACATTGTTGAGACGAGTCTTTAGTTCGTCATATGACTTAAAGTGCTTTGGATCCACGAGCTCCTGAAGGGAATGCTCCTGCTTCCAAACGGCTTCAAGCTTATCGTCATCATCGAACAGTGGTGCGGGAGAGTCGAATTCTGACTTATCGTAGTTGGGGTAACCCTCAACCTTACGAATCTTAAGCTTGAAGTTTGCACCCGACCAAAGATCGAATGGATTCGTTGGCTGTTCGTCTGCGAACGATGGGTTCATCAGATCGTTCAGCTTATCGAAGATCTTCTTTCCGTACTTATACAGGAAGACTTTACCTTCGTTCTCAGGATTTGCCGGATCCTTGACAACAAGAATGTTGCTGTAATAAGCGAGACGACGCTTTTGCTTACGTGCAATTTCCTTGTCTGAATCAAGACCGGTATTCCAGAGTTTGCTATTCATTTCACCTACAGGATCGTCCTTGCCGAGAGTCGTCAGTGACTTCTCGATGTACCACAGGCCGGTAGGACCTTGGAATCCATGATCCCAGATCTTGACGAATGGAAGGTCTTCACCTTCAGGTGCGGGGAGAAAGCGAATAACTGCGTAACCGTTGCCTGCCTTATCTGTGGCACACTTCCAGAGTTTGTCGTCTCCGGTACGGTCGAATGTGGTATTCTGCTTGGCGAGTTCCTTAGTGAGCTTGTCAAAAGACGAAGTCGAGGAACGCTTGAGGTCTGCGAATGACATATATTTTCTCCTAGTATGTCGTTGTATTACGTTGTTTACGGTTTATGTTTTACCGAAAGATACTTGGCACCACCATCCCATGGCATGAAAGGAATATCACGATATTCGATATCATGTTCAGTGAACAGAGGAACAAAGTCTTCGGTGATGTATTTATCATTGTCAACACCAAAGATATGGTTAGAATATGCAATTAACCAATTTTTTGTGTTGCCAATGCGCCCCATGATATCCGCACGAAGATCAAGAGGCATTTCTGTGAATGACCATGTACCGATCATAAGATCAGCATCTACAAGGTCATTCAAATCAGAGGTGTGCACGATGTTGGTATGACCCAACTGGTCGTGATACCACTTCTGAATCTGACCGACTTCTTTGAAGTCGTAGATAATGTACTTACCCTTGAAACCGAGCTTATTAACGATATCGGCCATGTCACCGATTCCGCCACCCAGTTCAACGATAGTATCTAGTTTGCTAAGTTCTTCAGGTCCCCATCCGTTCAGGACTAGGTGAGCCATATGCTGGATACGGTTCATCGTTGTAGGGAAGTCTTCGAACATGCTAAAATGTTGGAAGTCTGCATCGCCGTTATAGCCGATCATGACTTCACGAAGTGCCTCACGAACAGTCTCATTGGCCTTTGCAGCCAAGAGTACCGGACCGATATAGTCTGTGAAACGAGCACGAGTCATGAAAGGAACTGACATCGTTGATGCCCAGACCTTGAAACGTTCCATAGGAAGATTCTCAATGTCCGCAGCAAACACTTCACACATAGTTGACCAGTAGTTACCATCATTGACCTGCTTGGCGCGGATCATCTTGTCATGGTTTTCCTTGGTGCAGGCAATCGGTGCCTGCATGGTCATGCGTGGGTCTTCCTGTTTTGGAAGGGAACTGTATGTAAAAAACTCACTCATTCGTCACCCATAAATTTATCTTTCAGGATCTTCCTGCACTTGAACATATCATAGTGAAAGAAAGGTTTATACTTCATGCACTTCTTATATATCGTAGGCCACAGTACGCCATCTTCAATCTTTTTATTCCAATGATTGAAGAAGCCGAGCAAATCATTGAGGATGATTATTGTCTCGATACTTATTTCACGGCGTAGATATTGTTTAAGAAGGTAGGGATGCTGCCCATTTTTAACTATAACATTATCATCGAATTTTGTACACAGTTTATTTAGGTCCTGCTCAAAAATATAAGACAATGATTGCTGGCGTTTCAACCAACCTGCATAGACCTTTTCAGAGTCATCATTGAATAGATCTCCGACCCACTTAAGATCACCATCAACAAAGTTGGCAATCAAGTACTGTAGAGGATCTTTATGTTTGGAGAGTTTATAGTACTGGTACTTGTCCTTGCGAGTCTCAAATGAAGATTGAGATGCGTTGACTTTGCCGTTGTACTTGATATAGTCGTATGATGTGGTGAAATGGCTTTTGACTGCCATGAAAGTCTTATAGCTTTCGAATGGTGTCATAGGGGTAGATGCGCCCGCTTAGGAAGAAAGTTTAGTTCCTCACATTCAGATTGAAGCTTCGACTTGATCCGTATGTTATTACGAATAATCATAGCCGCTGCTTCAATCTCAACGTTGTTCGTCTCACAATAGTGGACGACGGCATCTAAATAATCTAAATTGTTCTTGTTTACAAGAGACTCAATGTCCTTGATGAACTTCTCAGTCGTCAAGGCCTTCTCAAAGATAACGTCGTCCACCATAATTCATCCTCTATAAAAAATATGCGCACCGATTTTGGTGGTGCGATCAAATACTCTACCCCATGACGGACTTACGTAGTCAGCGTGGTAGAACTTCGCTCCTTTTGTTACGTCGCCATAGTTTCCTATGTATACGTTTTCTGCGATTTGCTTGGCTTTACGATATGCTGACATATCGGCGATTCGCTTTCCTCCCTCACACTTCCATGAAAACTGGCATACGCCTCTGGCCTTTTGGTTAATGACCGCACACGGTGTACTAGGGAATCTTTTATCTTTAGCACG